GAGCCGCCATTTGGCGGCTCCTACTATGCCATAGCTATTCTGAATATATTCGATATAGTTGCGCGAGTCTGCCTCTTAAGCCGGTATTTTCTGACGTCGCCTATCTTGCTCACCTCCATGAACTCCTTGGCCACCTTCAGTACAAGACGGTCGCGGAACGTTTTAAATGAAGCCAGCTCTTCTTCTGGTTTGTCAGATTCATAAATCTCCAGCAGATATTGGCACGCCTTTGGATCTTGCGTTTTTAATGCCAGCGCACGCGCGCATTTCCGTAATCTACAAATAGGGTCGGCGCCATCCTGTTTTGCAAACGCCAATGCCAGATCGAGCGTGACAGGGCAGTCGATGATTTCCCAGAACTGGGAGCGAAGAGTGGCTTCAATCGCCTTATCCTGAAACTCCTGTGGTATTGCTGTGAGCTCTTGTACAATTTTATCCGCTGCGCTCATGTGTTTTCCTTTACTCATTTGTTAATAGTCTCCGCTACCTCTGCCAGAATGGCTTCCAGCTTTTCTCCTTCCTCTGGACGGAAGTACAAAATATTCGGGTTAAATCCATAGAACACGGTCACGTCCAGGTCTGGCAGATATTCTTTGCGCCCAACAAGATCGGATGGCTTGCTCTTGTTATTAAACAGCGATGTCGCCCGGCTGCCGCACGTCAGCACGTAAGTTGGACGAACCAGATTTATCTCTTCCCGCATAAAGTCGATAAACTGGCCGATCTCATCTTTGGTGTAGTCTTTTTCCTTATCCTTTACCTTTTTACACACGCCTGTGACATACAAATCACCCATGCGCAGGTCACCAGAAACCAGCAACTTGGCTTTGAAGTCATCGTAGCCGTTCTCCATGAAGTAGCCGGTACGTGCATCATTGCCATTGGCATTGTCGAGTATGACCATAATTTTTGGCTTAATGCCGATGCTTGGTCGTATCAACTCATCGCCCAGACCCATTTCTGCGGCCATGCGAGTCATCAGCACATTGACCTCTGCAGAGCGTTTTGGGTTCATTTCAAATGGGCGTGAAGCTTTCACCGCATCGATCACCAGATTGCCCATCAGCTCTGCCTGATCGCGCAGACGTTCCGGATCGGTCGCCGGCATACTGCCAGGTTCAATAGAGGCGAATGCACCAACCTTTTGTAGAGACTCACGTACTCGGCTGTTACAGGCTCGCTTCTCGACCGCTTCCTCAAATTGCGCCAGCGACTCGAACTTGCCACCAACTTTCTCACGCGCTCGCATAATTGCCTGACACCCATTTTCAGAACATCCTTTAACCGCAGAGAACGGGGCGTAAAGTACCTGGCTGCCATCTTCGAGCGTGCGGATCTCGATGCGATTCGAGGACATATTAATGTCGGGTGGCAGTACGCGGATGCCATAGGTTAAGGCATCCTTTACCAGTCCCTGGTGCTTGTCCTCGCCAAGAATGGTGAGCGCTGCGGCGAAAAACTCTGCAGGGAAATGCGTTTTCAGCCACATGGATTGATAGCTGATCAACGAATACGCTACTGAGTGAGATTTGTTGAACTGGTACGCACCGTTCTTCTCGAAGGCTTGCCAGATTTCACTGGCTTTTGTTTCAGATAACCCAGGATGTGACCCTGTCACGCTAACAACTGCCATCGGCAGCTTAACGCCGGCATCCAGCGCCTCTTCTACTGTCCGCAACTTGCCATCTTCACATTTAAAATGTTCTGCGCGGTGTATGCGCTGCGCCGTGCCATCCTCCATAACGACGTCGATCCACCCAGCCTGAGCCTGAACGATGAATTTCTCGCCCATGCTCTTCATCTTCTCCATATCCTTCTTGCCGATCGCCTTACGCACACCATCAGCTTCGGCCATGGTAAAGCCAGCCAGCAGCCGCGTAGAGTTCATCGTCTGCTCCTGATAGAGAATTACGCCGTTTGTTTCAGCAGTCAGCTCGTCAAGTACCGGGTGAAGTGATTGTGGTGGCATGAAGCCCTTGGCCACAGCAACATAGTCGTCCAACATGCCTGACTGAATTGGACCTGGTCTGAAAAGCGCAGTTGTGGCCACAACGGTTTTGAAGCTCATTGGCTCGATACCACCACCCAGATCTTTGAGTAGCTTCCTCATGGGGCCGGACTCAAGCTGGAACACACCTTGCGTATACCCCGCGGCGAATCCATCAAGTACTTTGCGATCATCCAGTGGGATGGCATCGAGGTTGATGTCCTTACCGGTGCTCTCTTTGATGTAACGTTTTGCGCTATCCAGCAGATCGAGAGTGGCCAGGCCCAGAACGTCCAGTTTGATCAGCCCCATTGCCTCGCAGTATAGTTTATCGAATGCGATGCAACGCGCGTCTCCACGTCGCTCAACAGGGGTGCGTTCCGTCAGAGGTACGCCAGCGACAATCATCCCTGCAGCATGACGGCCGAAGCCACGCATCAGGTTTTGCAACTTGCTCGCCGCCTTAAATGCGTCCGGATGTTTGGTGGCGTACTTGTCCAGACTGGCCAGCTGCTCGCGCAGCTCCGACAGAGACAGACTGTCATCCTCCAGGGTCTTTAGCTCCTTGGAAACAGCCATATCCGCCGCATCAACTCCATAAATACGCGCTGTGTCGCGCAGTGCGGAAGCGGCGCCCAGATAAGTGAAGTTCGGAATGCCTGCAACATACTCTTCGCCATATCGGGCATTCAGATACTCGATCACCTCATGGCGCCGCGCCTGGCTAAAGTCCAAATCCGCATCCGGCAAGTCGAGACGCTCAGGGTTAATGAAACGTTCGAACAGAAGACCATGACGGATTGGGTCAACGTTAGTAATGCCGATGCACCATGCCACCAGAGAGCCGGCGGATGAACCACGACCTGGCCCGACAGGAATACCAGTCTCGCGACTATGATTCATCAGATCGCGAACCATCAGGAAATAACCGCAGAATCCCAGGCGAGTGAGCGTTTCCATTTCATACTTGAGGCGATCGACGTAAACGCGGTGCTCGGAAGCTGGTGGCGTGTAGCCAAATTCTTTGTTGCTGAGACGTTTTCGAAGCCCTGCGACAGCCAATTTCATCAACGTTGCAGGCTCATCGTCTGCCATTTTTGGCAGTGCCGGTGCCATTTCGTGCCAGCGCCATTCGCACGCCTTAACGATGGAGTCCTGCGTTGTAGAAGCCATGGCGGCAGACACAGATACGCCCATCCGGACAGAAAACTCTTTCAGAGCCTGCAGCAGATGACGGCGACCATTTATTGCATTGTCGCGCTGGTGGGGGATACGCAGCCGGTGTGGCTGATCGACTTTGATATTGTTCATCACCATGTGGGCGATGTCTTTGATGTCAGCGTCATCAACCCCTTCGTAATAAGCTGGGTAAAACGCAACGGGCTCGATTTTCAGTGCGCTTGCCACTTTCATGGCTCGCACGTTGATCTGGTCATAGAATGGCGTAGGGTGCGGATAAACTACGCTGTAGAAATTCTCGCGTCCGCCGGCAGTAATCAGCGCGCTAATAATTTTAGCGAAGTCCGGGCGCTGGAATACGCTGCCGATATCCGAAGTCAGCAACAGTATATTGCCTTTAGCGTAAGTAGCCGCCAGCTGTTCGAGCGCCAGGCGGGGTACGAAGTAAAACTGCTCGCGGGTATTGGCTAAAGTCATTAGTTCGCAAATGTCGCGATAACCTTGCTCGTTTTTAATCAGTGCGGTGAAGCAGTAGTTACGTCCACGTTCTAATGATTCCATACATCCATTAGACTCTTTGGCCAGTTGAGCCCGGTACTCGTATGTTGGATCGTCGACAACATTCAGCTTAACACCACAGATCACCGCCATCTCATCGCCAGCTGCTCGCTGCAGGGGGATAACGCTGGCGATATTCATCGTGTCAGCAGAGATAACCGCGGTATAGCCAGCCTCCTTTGCTACCTTTACTGCGTGCTCTGCTTTCAGTGCTGATTCTCCCAGGGAAAAATCAGTCCTGACCATCAGTGCTTTCATGTGTTTTTACCTTCTGTTTTTTCTTAATTTTGTCGTTGGGGAAGACGACGAACTTCCCGTATATCGAAATCGCAACTCCTTTGGCTGCCTGGTGGCAGTCAGGCCTGTGAGCGCATGACAAACAGGCCGCGCCAGTTTCAGAAGCTGCGATAAGAGATCCAAAACAACCTTTACGCACGATTAACCGAAGATTTTCTGAACCACTTCACGCGCCGCTTGCGCAGAGGTGGAGGGGAGTTTATTGATGAATGACTTCTCGATGCCGGCTGCGAAATCACCTCGCATCATTCCGATTTTTGCGGACAGAAGTAGCTCACGCGGGCCGATTGGTTGGCTGATCAGGTGTTGCTCATACCCGTCTCGTACCAGATTGGCGAACTTAACCATTTTTTCGGCGTATTCACGGATGATTCCCGCTTCGACCAGCATGTTTACCTCAGCACCAGGCTTCATGTACTTGACGTGAGATACGATGCCAAAGCGAGAGAAGTTAGCCGCGTTCTGGATGTTCGTTCCTTGATAAAGCCCCGTTTCATCCCCTGAACCATTAGTGTTGCCTGTACCGATGAAGGCGAAGCGCTTATGCGGCGCCACGCGACGCCAGTCTGGTGTCGCTTCTTTGATTACGAGAGGTTCGCCTTCCAGAACTGGCTGGTAGATCCCCAGAATCTGCGGGAATGCAAAATCGTATTCGTCTGCCAGATACACCCAACCGTTCTTCATCGCCAGCGACAGAAGCCCTGGTTCAAAGTAGGTTGTGCCTTCTCGCGCCAGAATCTGGCCCGTAATATGGGCTTCCTCAGTTGATGCCGTATGCTGTGAGCGGATCACCGGGCGATTCAGGAGCGCGCAAAGCTGGGTTGGCAGGGAGGTTTTCCCCGTACCAGCATGACCCCATAGATAACCAGGAATGCCGATCTCCAGCATCATGAAGATGTCTTTAATCAAATCGAAGTCGCCGTATATATAACCGGCTTTCACTTCTGGCACGAACTCCGGATATGGCGTGTTGATGTTGACCGTTACCTGAAGGGGTTTGCCTCGGGGCGTGCCAAGTTCCTTGATAGTCAGGCCAAGCAGCTCGTGCGCGGCGACAAGCTCAGTTTTGTATTCGACAGTTCCTGCATAGCCAGGGTGGGAACTGATATCCGCGATTTTGCCGTCTGCGCCAGCCTTCTCAGAGCGTTTCGTCTTTAACGCTTCAATGGCCTTTGGAGACAGCGTTGGTTCCCCGGGGAATGCTGTGGTGTACATTTTCACTACGTCATCCACACCAAGCCCTTTGGCTTCTTCCGGAATGCCTTCACAACGTCCCATCGAAATGTGGGATTTGAGGTGATGGAAGGATTTTCCGCACCATTTGCAGGTGACGGCATCAGAGTGGGCGTCTTGTGGTAGCGCAGTCGCGGTCATGTGTTTTTCCTTACTTGTTGTCGTTTCTGGGCTCTATTCTATACGAATGTATCAGTCTTTATAGTAACTAGTTACTTATTTTATAGGGCGCAAGATTTACCCTAAAATGATACGAGATAACTCACTGACAACTGACGTACCCAACTCTTCGACCTTATTCACCAGTGCATAGTTTTTGTAATACCGGCGCGGCGCGTCCGTAAGAATGCCAATGGCCAACAGGTTGATGTCACTTGTGTTTTCGATGTCATTCGTTACAGAGCGCAGATGGTTACTAAAGCCATCCCCCGCAGCGCATGGGGCGCCGTCGCTCTGCACAATCATGATCTTCTTGTCTTCCATACGCCCTGCAAACAGAGAAGCCAGCTGTGCGATGCTCTCGCCATCCACGTTGTTTAGCAGGGGGAAAGTCTCCGCCACACAGCCCATACGAGCACGTATCTCTGGGGAGTTCGCTTTCTCATGCCAGTTTTTAATAATCGGCAGCATAAGCGCTTCAAAGCGGCTAAACCCACGTTTCGACATAGTTGCTACATCCGGATTGCCATAAGTAGTGAAGCCGGTAATGACGTTCGGAACGTGGATACGATCTAGGGCGTCAGCCAGTGTGTATGCGGATGCCAGCGCGAGCTCGATTTTTCGGCCGCCCATTGAACCTGACAAATCGATGACCTGTTGAACGCACGCGTTCACGGCCTTGTGGTCTTCTTTTCTCCGGAATACCCGATCGTCATTCATCGACAGTCGGTAAAGACTCGCCCCATGTACGCGTCCACGACGCTGGCCAGGGATGAACTGAACACGGTTACGACTGGCGATCGCGCGCTCCAGGTCTTTGGCCAAGGTAGATGACACCGAGGAAGACAGATGTCTCTCCACCTTCATCTCAAACAGTTTTCTGCCCTCTGGAACAATGCGGTAGCGATCTACGGGCGAATACATAGGGATTGCGCCAAAAGCTTTTCTGGCGCGCTTAATATGCTCTTCTGCCTCGTCAATTGGCCCCAGGAAGTCGTAGGAGCGATTGTATGGCCGGTAATCAGATAGTGACGCGCTGGCCAGCTCCGACTTGATCGCCGACGCCAGCGCATCTTCGGTTGAAGAACCTATCTCTTCATCGACGTTTTCTAATGCCTTGAGAGCATCATCAAGAGACATATCGTCAGCGTGTGGGGCAAAGCCGGCATCGCTTTCATCCGAGGTGTCCCGATCCCCTTCATCCTTCTCCTTGCCACCGTCTTTATCTGCCTTACCTTCACCGTCTTCGATAGCTTCGCTGTCATCAGAGGAGCTGCCATGCCTGTCCTCTGAGCCATCATCCGTGGACGGACTGTAATCCCCTTCATCATCTACTTCTTCCCCTACATCCGAGCCCAGAGATGTAACAGGATCATCAGCTGTCGTTTCTTCGCTGTCAGGCAAGTCGTCAACATTTTCATGTCCTAAATCGCCATCTTCAGGTTTATTTTCTGTATCATTTATCAATTCATACATGTTAGGTATGTACTTACTTATCGATTTGTCTGATTTTTCATCATCTTCATCGTCAGAGCTAAACTCATCAGGAGTGCTATCGAGCCCCTCTTCGTCACAAACCTCAGTATCGTCTCCAGCAGCCGGCTCATCTGAACTGTCTTCTTCTGGTTCGGTCTTTTTGGTTAAAGAGGACTCACGTTCAGGTAACGGGCCTTCTGGCATCTCAGTCATTTCACGCAGGATCTTAGCCATTGCTGCTGCAACCTTGACGCAATCCTCAGTGCTATCCATACGACGGACAGCTTCATCGACGCCAAACTCTTTCAGAACGGCAATAGGTTTATCGATGAGGTGCCAGTGCTCCTCCATGAAATCAGCAAAAGTTGGTTGGCCATCCCACGCCCGTAGAACCGGACAGAGGAAGAACTTTAGAAACAACTCGCGTTGATCCCCGCGGCACATCGCTACCGCCTTTTTAATGTGGGGATTAAAATATCTATCAATCATGAGGTTACGTGTGGACAATAGGTTGCGCCGGCTGCCGGTGAACACTTCACTCATGCGACGTTCGATGTAGACGTCTTCCAGGGCATTCCAGAGTCCGAATGCCTTTGTGTTGCGCATTTTCTTGACGACTTTTTCGTCTGTGAAAAGGAGATGGCCAACCTCGTGATCAAGGAATCCACGTATGGCATTCATAAGCGCAGGGCTCGCGTCATCTGGTATGGATGGGATGTTAACCATGACTGGTTCACCCTTTTTATTGTAGCGAACGTATGCTGTGTCTCCGCATTCAGCTACAGGAATGTTCTTGCCCGAAAGAAGACCAACGACGCGTTTTACGGAATCGCGGAAGTCCTGTACCTCTTTGAGTACAGTTTTGCTGGGTTTGGTTGCCATGTGCTTTCCTTATCGAGTAAACAAATTGTTTTCAGATATAAGAAAATAACACTGTGCGAACAGGGGAGGAAGCAATTCGCGCAGGGGATCAATGAGTTATAGGCGGGTTATAAATTTTAGTTGATTCGAACCGCGAAAGAGAGGTCGCCAGTATTGATCAGCGTGAAAGAGCCATTTTCCAGGGAGAACCGGAAAACAGTAGCGTCGCGCGCTCTAACGTTTACCTGGTGATTTGGTAACTCAGATAGTACTTCTGCAGCCTCCAGGTGTGTCAGCGCGAAAACATTGCCTACATTCAGAGCAAGTAAATTAGATGACAATTTTTCCATTAATAGCATCCTAATCAACAGGTTTCATTTGGAGGTGATGGTACTACCTATTGATATAAAAGTTAATAAAAATGTATCGTAATGTCTTAAACAAAACAATCAAAAAAATCAACAGAAGTACCGGATTTTACTAATTTATCCCTTATTTCGCGTGATTTATGTGCGATAATTGCCTACAAATAGCCGGATGTAAGACTTTACAATAACAACCGTTGCTGTAATATCGGTAAGTACTTACCATACAATAAGATCACACGAGGATAGTAACTACAATGACAATGGCCGATGAGAAGACCGCTCGTTACGTCGCCTACATCGATTCTTTAATCACTGTTTCGCCGAAAAGTCAGTCGGCGATCTCCCGTGAGATTGGTTACAAGAATCCCAACATTTTGTCCCTGATAAAAAAGGGAAGAATTCCGCTGCCGGTAGAGAAAGTGCTACCACTGGCAGAAGCACTGAATGCAGACCCAGTACGTCTCATGATGATGGTTCTTGAAGACCGTCAGCCTGAGCTGGCAGATTTTTTACGAGACCAGGGCATCGCGCCACTGACTCCGGAAGAACGTGAGGTTCTCGCAGCTTTCCGCAACCGCTTTCCGGCTCAAACTGATGGTGTTGAGCAGGTTGTGGAAGCAATTAAAAAGCTATGAGAAGTTTACTCTGATCAGCTCGGTGGATAGGCGATCTCCCTTCATTTTGTGGTCAATTTCTTCTAAATCTGGTTGCTCAACAATCGACGAGATGTACGATGAGAAGCTCTCAAGGGCTTCTCGCATCTGATCCATGTAGTCATATCGGTCGTATACACGGTCGATACCTTCCAGACTATGATTCATGATCTTACGTGATACTTCCTGTGAAATATTAAGGGCTGGAAAGTAGCTGCGTGCCGTTCTACGCAGATCACGTGGGGTAAACGACTCCACTTCCCCAAGCTCTGGTCGCTCTAGAATCCGCCTCAACGCCTGGGCTATTGCAACCTTTGACATTGGCGTATCAGCTTTCTTTTTGTTCGACGGGACGAGCCACTGGCTGCCGGCGCCATAAGCAATCAATTCTTCTACGCACTTCCGCATCAGTGAGCTCATCGGAAGGGTGTGCGACCGGGCCGATTTGTTGCGAGATCCTTGATTCCATACATTTAGCTTAAGGTCGAACTCGCTTACTCTGGCCCGCAGCACTTCATCTGGACGTCTGGCAGCTACGAGGCAAAGTCTTGCCGCCCATTTCGTGCCTGGACATACGTCGAAATAGTCCCAGACATTCCAGAATACCCAAACCTCTGCGTCCGTCAGGCATCGTTCCCGCGGGGCCGTCTTCGCGCCGCCGGCAACTTTGTTCAGCGATATATCATTCAGGGGCGATGTTTCGATAATCCCCTGGAAGGCACACCATCCCAGGAACTGCTTCATGATGGAAAAAACACGGCGCCCCATCACGATCTTCCCTTCAAGGATCAGCGGGTTGACCAGCTGATTCACCATTATTCTATTCAGGTTACTTACTTTTTCCTGAGCGATATGCGGGAGAACATGTATCAAAACACAATGGACAGCTATCTCGGGCCGGCGGCGAGTTATCAATAATGATAAGCGAGTGAATAACATGAATGCGTCGGCGAAAGTCAGATCGGCGCCCTGCATCGAGACCGACCTGGCATCCATCTGCGATGCTCGATCCAGATAGGTGATCGCTTCCTGTGACGTGTTTTCCGCTGCGCGTGCTCTGTCAAACGTGTTTTTCATAATCTGGCCACTGTATGACGCTTTTTATACTGTGTTTATATACAGTATATTAGGCATTGTTTTTATTGAGATCAACCTAAAATACCCTCTTTTGTCTAATGATTCCATACCTACCAAGTATGGAATCATAGAAAGGCCTTTTTTTGAAAATTAGTCATCAGGGCCGTGCCATTTCCCGCCTGTTTGTTTGCGACATCACCCTAGTCTTTGCGTTATGTCCCATCGTTGTCCGGTGCCAGTTTAGTCATGTTTGCGTCTATGGCTGTCTCGATGCCGCTTGGTCTCGAAGGGGGACTTCGTCAATTCATGTTATGATAGCTTTAATGGTATAGCTATGAAGGAATCATAGATGATGACCTTAAAATATTATTTACGGCACTGCTTATGGGGATGGTGTGGTTATGGCTATCTGATCTATTTTATAGTGCGCGATATGAATGACGGACTCATTTTTCCTGCCTATGCTCCTTATATGCCATTTGTGGTTACATATCTTGTTTTAAGCGCCATCCTGTACCCATTCTCATATTATACTTCGGAGAAACTAGCCCTTAAGATAATGACCAAACCCTTTTGGGATCGTCACATTGGCGTGAATAGCGGTGTGTATGGCATGTTCATTATTTTGTGGTTATTTTGCCTGCCGCTTTCTGTACCGTTATTTCTCGTATATTTATGCATACGCGCAAAGACTAGATTAATTGCCTAAAAAATATGAAAATTATCGCAATAGAACCACGCTACGAATGAGAAAGGCATGGAGCTGCAGGTAACTACGGGTTTGTTAATTTCTGGAAGGCTGCCGCGTATTTGGCGATGTCGCTCATTTTGACTGGATCACTGGCTGTTTTGTGTGCCTCTTTCGGGAAGATGGCCAGCAGACTATACACGTCCTGAAACTTGGCGTGCTGGGTATAAACGAGGGCGCGGTCGCTTGTACAGTTGAACCTGTTTCGGTGACTATTTCGTTCTTGCCTGGTGAATAAGAGATGAACGTGGTAAACACGAGAGGAAACTACAGAACCAGGTTCGGTATAGGGGCCATCTTTGCCAAAAACGGCCGGATAAAAGCCGTTCTTAAAACTCACAAAATCAGTAAGTAATGAGGTCTCCAGATCAGGCATTACTCTGAAGACCGGCTCCAAAAATTGGGCGTAACTATCACTGTTCCATGTGGCTTTCATCGTTCAGCCTTAATGGAAGGAGAAGTTTGCGAAGACGTCCTCATCAATGAGACCTGTCTGCGATTCGATAACTTCTACCTCGTTAAAGCACTGATTTAGAATCATCAGGAGGTCAGAAACTGCCAGACGGTACTCAGTGATAGCATCACTCAAGCGTTTCATGTAGGGATGCGGCTGATCGACGTCACGGATGAACTTGTTAACAAAGCCCTCTAATCCGCGGATGGTCAGATCAATGTTTTTCAGATCTTCATACCGGCTTTCACCGAACATATCGCGGATTTGTTCTGCGCTGTACCCTGAAATGTGATGCGTTAACCGAACATGTTTCGTCGTCAGCTCTTCAAGTCTTTGTTCAATTTCAGCCAATTGAGCAGCCATGCTACTCTCTTGAACCGGAATGCCTTCAGTTTGAGGCATTTTGAAGTCATTAGCCCCGGCAAAACCAGGCCGCACCGGCTTAAGACCATAGCCAGTATGTCGATAGATGCTCGGCATTGCGCCTTCACGCTTAGAGGTAACTTTTGAAGTAGAAAAGCGTGAAGCGTTAGAAGTCACGGTAGCAAGAGCATTGCTAATGACATTCATATCTTCCAGGCAATTTTCTAAATGCATAAAACCTCTTTACAGCTAAATGGCTCGTACCTAAGTGTACGCTCTGTTATCAAAAGCGACAAATCAAAACGGCCCCAAACGGAGCCGTATTGTATTACAGAGTGCTTGCGAAAGCAGCAAATTCTGTGTAACCGCCGATTGGAACATCGTCCAAAAACACCTGGGGAATGGTTTCTACCGGCTTCCCAACCATCTCACTCAACTTTTGTTTATCGATCCCGGCAGCGACAATATCGATGTACTGATATTCGCCATATCCATGGCCCTGCAGCTGCTTCGCCAGCTCAACGGCTCGCTTGCAGAAGGAGCAATTTTCTCGTCCATAAATCACAAACTTCATTGTTTTCTCTCGGTTATCCTCGCAGAACTGGGGGTTGCGGCCGATCTCTGATCCAGGTGGATAGTAGCCGGCCACACCGAACGGTAAAGGTAAGTATTCATTCGAGATCGCCATAACAATCATTTTTTCCTTACAGATAGGCTTGAAGCGCCACTTTACACAGCTCTGAGCGCACGCAATCTTCGGCCGTGAACTCAATGAGCCCTACTTGGCGAGACGGTTGGAACCGCTGCAGGGCGTCCTCAAGACCAGATTTAACATTACCCGGCAGGTCGCATTGGGTTACATCACCGTTAACGATGACCGTCACGTTCTCACCCATCCGGGTCAGGAACATTTTCATTTGTGACGCTGTAACGTTTTGCGCCTCATCGAGAATGACTACAGCGTTCTCGAACGTGCGCCCACGCATGTAAGCGAATGGGGCAATCTCTACTTTGGCCACCTCTGGCTTTAAGCAGTATTCGAGAAACGAGCCACCCAGACGCTTCTGTAGCACGTCATAGACTGGCCGGAAGAACGGAGCGAACTTCTCGCTCATGTCGCCCGGAAGGAAGCCCAGATCTTCGTCTGCTTGCAATACCGGACGAGTCACGATGATCTTGTCTACTTCCTTATTAAGTAGACGCTGCGCTGCAACGGCCGCGGCCAGGTACGTTTTGCCGCAGCCAGCTTCGCCTGTGGCGAACGTTAGCGTTTTGGTATCGAGGGAGATGAGATAGTGGGCCTGGGCCTCGTTTCGCGCTTCGAGAGGAGAGTTGTCGCGCTTCGGTTTCGGAGGCAGAGCAGGGGCGGCAGCCAGTTCGTCAACAATGATTGTGTCAATTTCGTAGCCGTGGATACGTGGTTTTGACTTCAGAGCCTGACGAGCTGCGCGACGCGTCTGTTTACGTTTGTTTCCCATATTGAGTCCTTTCAAGTGAGTAACTGAAAGTACTATACATTAGAAACACAAAAAAGATAAGTATGTACCTACCTATCAGAATGACTGCAACAAAGTTTTTTACGGTATTAAAGGGGGATAATAAAGTTTTTTTAGTTATTATAGGATAGGCGCTTTGCTTCAATCATGACTACTATGAAGCGGTCATGTGATACAGTTTAAGCTTGCCAGTGCGTCTACTAAAGGAATACTGAAAATATTATGACGATACCAGCCAAAATAGATACCACTAATTTACTCACTATACTTGGAGTGATCGCTGCCGTATGGGCAATAATTACTCCTACCAGCAGACTGCGATTTCGTTTTTGTATGACTCGGTGGGACCTACTAATCATTGGGCTGATTTTTATACTAGCTAATTATTTGGTTTTTGCACCTGCATTAAGACAAGTTGGACTGTATTACAGTTTCGGACCGTGGATATGGGGATTGGATAGTTCGAGTGCAGTATATCTATTGTTTCTCTTGGCTGCCTCATATCTTTTCATTCGGCTAAAATCGCCAACATTAAATCGAGGTAAAATAAAACTATTTCTTGAGCTAATTGAGAGTTTACATCTTACCAAAAAATATGATGAGTTAGTATTGTTAGTTGAGCCTCAGTTAGACGAAATAATATCCCTTGCTAATGGAAAACCGAACCTTATTGTTCAATGGATTGATAAGCTATATGGCGGCTCCGATCGAAATGCGTTATTGAATGGAGAAGAACCCAAAGAACGAAATGTCTTGGTGAAAGGTCTATATTCCCTACTAAGTCCTTTGCGTGAAAAGCTATCATCAAATTATGAAGCCAGTGATAAAGCCCGAGAGGTTTTGCTGAATATACTAACTTCTCCTGATCTTACAAGGCATCTTTCACTTGCATATCCTCATTTTTGTTTGAGGCTTATTGGTGCTGATGAGGTCGTTCGTTCTGATTTCATTGATAGATTTATTAATTCGCTGCTTGACTCACCTGGTAGTCGTCTTTATGTAGAACTTAAAAATAACCAAAATACATGTACTGGAGGACGTCTTGCGATACCTGAAACCAACCGCTTGCTTCACTTTTTCTTTGCCGACTCAGTGTATGCAAGTAAAAGTGGCATATATAGAGCTATAGGTGAATCTGTTTGCTGGCGTTTAGATGAAGACAGTAAGTTATCAGAAATACTAAACAAGCCCCTTGGCTCTTACCGTGAGCAAAGTAGATTTAGTTGTCCTATTAATTCTGGAATAACAATGTTCGAAATTATGGTGCATCAAGGTATTCATCAAAGATTGCAAGATCATCTTTGGCTGCATTATTTCAAACACTTTGCTGAAAAAATATTATATCAAATGAAAGTTCAGAGTATTGACTCAATCGCAGAACATCAAACACCATATCACTATCTTCTATGTCGCCTATTCGGTATTGCTATAGATTGGGCAGAACAAAGTTCATATATAAAAACAGTTAATAATTCTAAGGAGGATAGTAGGTATATCCCTAAGGAAGCGACGAAAGTATTAGGCTCTATGTTAGAGCATGTTATTCCTAGCCCGAAATTGAAGGGGTACTCAAAAGTATCCATATTACAGATGGTTGTCACCTGTTACACCAGGCTCGAAGAAAGGCAGATTAATGATATAGGTGAGGCATTATTGATACACACAACAACGGGGGAATTTAACTCTACAAGTTTAACATATCGTAGGAAGCTTCTATCGATATTCAAACGAATGGACCCTTACTTACAGGGAAATGCAAAAAAATTCAGAGAAAAGATAGAATTGGCTATTCAAATTAAACTTAACAGGTAATGGTTTAATTAAGCAGAGGAGCAAGGTCCTCGATTATGACATTGGTGTTATTAAATGAAATTGACTAACTTTGTCTTTTTTTTCAAGTAATATTGTTCTTTTTTGCTAATCTTACAAAAGGGGCCGAAGCCCCTTTAATTATTTGCGCTGAAAAAAGTGTTGCTACGATGCTAAGAAGCAATGGTTAAGAACGTCTGCCGTGTCTATCACAGCGCTGAACGGTCTGGCGACATTTGCGGAGTCTTTCCGTTCGGATGGTGGTGGCGAACTCCAAACCGTTCAGCGCTGTGTTGGCGATGGTGGGTGGATTCGAACCACCGACCAGTTGATTAACAGTCAACCGCTCTACCACTGAGCTACACCATCTAAGGTTGACACCGTCAGCCTCTGTCGATTCACGGACTTGTGGGGCTGTATCGCCGATTCACCGGTGTCGTTCGCAGCAGTCCTACCGTTTCCTGCCACTTGTGCTTTACGTGTTCACCAAACGCTTACAAGCCAAGATCTTCAAATACTCTCCGAGAGTTGAGGAGAGTTTTCATTCAGATCTAATTAGATGTATGGAATCATTTAATCGTTGTGGCCACGGGGCAGTGACAACAATGGCTATAACCAGAAGGATAATGAAACCGTGACCACAACGTTGAAACCACTGAACGGATTAATGTACTTGGCCCTACATGTCTGCCGGTTCTGCCTCTGTGATGCAATAACCAGTGGTCTCAACGTTGCGTGCTGGCTCACCTAACCAGCCGGGTTACGTCGCCATTTTTAACCCAAAACTAAACGACATAAGTAACAGAAATGACGTAACAGGATAGACGGTCGGGCCTTTGGGAGCCGGGATGTGTTGGACATAAAACCCAACCGCCCATTCTGTTACCTCATCGGTAAGGGCACTGGTTAACCAGATGCCCTACCTGCGTTTTGCAATCACACTCGCTTAGTGTGTCCCATTTCGGTGACGAGGCTGGAAACTGACCTCGCTGGTGTTTGGCTTTTTAGGCTACTGCTAGATACTGATTGTCGTTTGCAGTTATCTTTAAACGTTCAAATAGTCGCGTTTCAACGAAAACAAGCCAATCATAGCTGTATCAATTTAATAAGTAAATACTTACCTATTATTTCATACGTCAGTTTGATCATTTTTTGATCAGCGCTGGCTTCTCATCCTGCGTCCGTTGGATTGTGGCCGTGAAACGTTTGACTCTGATCAATCGCACTTTCTTAGATCTGTAGCAGTCACCTGTTCTACGTTGTTAATAAATTTTGTCGTCTATGAACGTATAAGTGATTCACACAATTTTACTTATCCATCCTTCGATAACATCATAGGCCACATAGCTTTTCGCGATAACAGTTGTCGCTATTACAAAGAACCATTTATGCTTTCCCACAAATCTTTTCACCTTTTCATATTTACTCAGTGATCCCTCGTAATACTCAATCAGAGTAATCCACTGCTGAATTTGCTCTTTATAATGATTACAAAGATTTTTATTTATTTGGGCTTGCTGCAACGACCGACTCCTAGACAACCAACCACCAGTAACTGGTGGCTTAATTTCAGGCAGTTCAGTATCAAATTTAGTACGTTGTTGGTTAAGCCGATCAACAACAACACGAAGTTCATCTGCGGTGAGATCATTACGAGCATAAATATCTTTCAGTTGAGCTAGTGTCATATGAAGCACTCTTTTGGTTGATGACATTAATTATACCATCTTCAGATATGCTCTGTAGGAGTCGCCCCGTGGAGCTACAGAAATGTAAGTTACGGGCAAACTTCTTAATCAAGTCATGACAGATGATGAAGCCAAGGGCGACGCCTCCAGAAAAAGACCATACGATGTATGGAATCATGAGTATTCTCCTGCTTCAATCAGTTGCTCAAGCAGCTCTCGCCCCTTATTAGTCAGCTGGTAGTTCTCTTCCTTTCCTTCCGGTTCGACATTGGCCACCAGGTTCATCTGTTCGAGTTTGGCTCGTGTCTTGGGTTTCCAGTTAGCGTAGAAACATGACCATTGGCTTATTTCACGCAGGGTATCCTTCTCTCGCTTACTCAGGACGATCATCGCCAGTCTCCTTTAGCGTGTTAGTAATGTCGATGATGCGGTATACGCGGCCACGTCTTTCCATCAGCCCGCGCTTCACGTAATCGTTGATGCAGCTGAGCATCACCAGAGTTCCGATGACGAAGCCGACACCCAAAAAAACAATCATCCAACCGAGCATCACTCTTTATCTCCGACACGTTCTTCGGTATCGCGAAGGCATTTGGGCCACTTAAGCCGCGGATGACGCAGACTGCCATCTGGCGTGTACTCGTGAAAATTCACCTTCACAATACGGCCCATGTACTTGTCCTGGTTATGCCAGATCTCATCGAGGTAGCGATGCTTAATGCCAGAAGCGCGAACCTCGGTTCCATCTTCGAGGCGAATAACGATTTTGCCGAGCGTATGAGCAAAGCCGGCATCCGGATCTCCGGGTAGAAAGCCGATAATCTCCCCATCAGCTTCGTTTTCATCTTTTAGTTTCCACCAGCTGCGGGTGCGCTTGAACTCGTATACAGAATCCGGGTCTTTGCCCATCTCTCCTTCTTCGTTATCGTCCAGACGCTTCATAAACCGCTCTACAAAGTCTTCATGGCTGTAGATGATGTAGAAGGGGTGCATATGAATGTCAGCCGCGTAATCCTGGCCGCGTGTATTTCTGAACCAGGCCACCAACAGTGAAAGGCGCTGTTTCAGCTTCATACCGTTCTTCTGGTATTCGACTGTTTTAGCCTGTACGCGCCACTCTGGTAGGAAGAAATCGAAGATATGATAGGTTGCGCCAACCGCCTTCACGTTCTTCTTGCGTAGCGCTGAGACTGAATTGTTAAAAGAACCTGCAGTACCTTCACCATCGAAAAAGATGTGTTTGTAGCCGGAGAGCTTGCCCAGCTCCAGCATGGCAGGTTTCAGGTGATCGAGAGATGTAATCGGGTTTCCGGTACGCGACAGAAAGTTAACCTCTTCCTCGTCCACGATCACTTCACAAATAACCCGAAGACCATCCAGTTTGAGGCTGCCTATCATTGGCCATCTGGCTTTTGGATTTGCCTTGAAGGGGTACTTGTCGCCTTTTTCTTTATAGGCGGTGGCCAGCTGCACCTCAAACTTCGGGATCGGATTGGCGAATACCTTATTGCATAGACTTATGCCGACGCCGGCTTTCGGGTCTTTCAGCAGGAACCGGCGAAATACGTCCTGACCGTCTGCACACATCGAAGCAACCAAAGACTCGACCGCAGTAATGGCTGCGTTCCCTGTAAGCTCCCGGGCAGCCAGTTTCTCCAGCAGCTCTATCGCCTTCTCATCACTGGATACGGACTTGCTAAGTGGATCGGCCACGTTGTATTTCTTCACCCCGAAACGAACAAACGGGTTCAGCATGAGTGACACCATTCTTTGTTCGAAGTCATCCATACTGGCCAACGCCTCTTTCTTGGCGTTCGTTCCCATTGCTTTAATGGCGTCCAGCTTATGTTTAAGCGCGATCAGCTTCTCCATTAGTCGGTCTTCTCCTTTAAGGTTTCTTTGATAAGTTCTGAATAAATCTCGCTGGCATCGGGCAGTCTGCCAGTTTCAGCAACGGTCGAAGATTGGCACTTCCCCTTAATTCCACTGTAGATAGATGCACTGCCTCTCTTCGGCTGCAGAGTTCTTGCTGTTCGGTTTCTTTCCTCCACCTCTTCAATGAGCGCCGGCATATCGACGAAATACAGCGACTCACCTTGCCGGATTTCCTCCACCATCATTTTCAGCGCCTGGCATTTTCCGGCCGAAATGGCGTTCGCACAGGAGGTGAACGATGACGCCGGCAGTCGCTTCTCTTTGAATGCAAGGATCGTGTGCTGACAGACGGTGTAGCTGCAGTACGAGGCATGTCCGTTAAGCTTCACTTCCGGGCAACGCAGCGAGTAGCCGTTGAGTCCAGAGATCGAAGGGATTTTTGATAAGTCAGTTTTGGTAGCCATTTTTCTAAATGATAATCTTGTACTTACTTACTTCTCAGTTTAAATAACTCTGTACGGGGACACAGTACATAGTTACGGCTTACCAGGTGGCCCAGCCGGTCATCTTGTCACTTGCGGCTTCGTATCGATAAGGGGTTAGCAGGTCGTTTGCAGCATGAACGGCGTGAGATTTGGCTTCCTGAATCAGCATAGGCATTTCATTGGCCAAACGACTGATCTTACTTGCGTATTGAGCCAAAACCCCATCACAGATGCGGCCAGCCTCAACGATCACGTTGATTAAATCCAGATCACTACGACACAAGTCACAGATACGCCCATAGTCCAGCTCACGAACACGCGCTATAGCCTTGTTGTAATCTCCAGAGACAATCATTTCCAACAAGCCTGGTGGGGCCACCAGATCTACATGGCGCTTTTCAACATCGGGAGAAGTCATGACGCTGACGAAAGCCTCTCCTACTGTCTCGCATTTGCTTTCTACGGCTCTTAGAGTCACGTCCACGCTCTTCTCAAGCGTTTCTCTGCTTTCCATCTGGTAGCAGTTTGAGAAGATGATTTTGTCGTCATACCAGGCGCCAAAACGCGCGACTGGCCCAATGCCGGTCTCAAGCGACGGGACGATGAAAGCAACCAGAGCTACACGCTTTTGAACAGTACCAGGCATTTCAGGCGTCTTTGCGTACCACACCACCACCGACGTATGTGTCGCCCCTTCTTTGAGAGGAATGCAGGATAGCGCATTCGATATATGCTCTGATGCCGTGTTGAATGAGGCATCGATGATGCTCTCCAGCTCGCCCACGCCAAGCTCTACGCCTGACTTCTTGATCATCTCCAAAACTGCCTGTTCGATATCTTCTTTCATGTGATGTCCTCCACAACCAGAAATAAAATTATTACATGAAAATATGTAAGCAGCTACTTATCAAAAGACAGCGAAGAGGGACGTAATGGCAACAACCCAACACAGAAGTGCATAGGTCACAAGAGCGTATAGCTCGGAGCGAAGCTATCTATCAAGACTTAACCTTACTAATGCTGTTCGTACTCTGCTAACATCTTAAAGCGCACAGCAATGTGTCAGGGTATTGACCACCCTGATTGATAACAAACGCCATAAAATTAGAATGCGTTTTGCATAGAAGAGGAAGGTATGACTTTGTGGACTGACTCATATCAAAGTTCAATTGACTCAATCAGTAATTATATAAAAAATAATTTCACGCCTTATAATGATATTCCTGATAATTTATTTCTACTAGATGATTCGGTTTTGGCCGATTGTATAATCGTAGTCGCATGGCGTTACTTTAGCAATCTATACAACAATCGTCGAGACTCGCTCAACAAATATACATTATATAATCAAAGAATTTCAAATCAAGGCAACACGCCTAGCTTACAAGAATTAATGGATGATAAATTTCGGTTTCTTAATATAATATTAAGAATTATATTTGAATATAACTTTTGGGCCTCTGACGATTTTGGCCCGCCAATGTTTTTACGACCCGAGATTTTAGAAAAATTAGACAAGCTTAAACCAGCATCGGAGTCCCCAGTGAATTTCATTTGGATCGAGCGTTCTATGCCTGCGGCTTTGACAAAGGATTTATTATTATCAGAAGAATTCTCATCTTTAAGAATGATTGCAGGAAGTGTAGGTCTTTTTGAAGAAAAAATCACAACAGAGATAAAGAGAGGGTTCAGTGATGTAAACAAAGAGGCTGATGCCCTTAAAAACAATATTGAAGGCCTTATAAAATCTGCTGGCGCTACAGTACAGTCTCTCGCAGAATATGATGAAAAACTCAAACAGTACAAAAGTGAATATAACTTCGTTCTGTTAAGCAAAGCTTTCTCAAATCTTTTAAAAACCAAAAAAGCAGAATATGTCACAAATCACAGAAGTGTAATTATTTTTTCTTCATGGCTGATTGCCACACCTTTATTTGCTTTATTGAATCATATCTATAATTTCTTCCCCGTAGAATTTAATTTAAATTCATTATTCTATTATCTGCCAATATTATCATTAGAATTGTTATTTTTTTATTTTATGCGTCTGTATTATATTGAAGGCAAGGCCATCAAGGCTCAGCTACTTCAAATAGAACAGCGCCTAAGTCTATGCGAGTTTATACATGACTACGTGGAGACAAAAAATAACTCAGGTGCTGAAAAGGAATCATGGTCACTGTTTGAGAAGTTAATTTTCAGCCCAATACAGGTTTCTTCTGAAAACATTCCGTCTTTACTGGATGGCGCATCATCTATTGCCGAGTTAGCAGGGAAAGTATTGTCTAAAGATTCAAAATAATCATTGCTGGCTGCTCAGGCGGCAGGCAGCCAGCAATATACTTCACGAATTAAACACCCTTATACCGAGAACCTTGCTCTGCAGCTCCAACTGCTTAGAGTAGGGTTTTGCACGATAGTAGGCTTTGAGAATTTGTTCCTGGGTGGCCTCCCCGGGATCTAGCCCTTCTTCTCCAAGACAGGCTATTTTCACATTTAACCCTATACTGGCTAATCGTCTGGCGGCCGCCATTGTGTTTCGGATCGCTTGCTTCTCGCTATCCCACATCATGATGACGTTTCGCAGACCATCAGCCTTTAACGACAGAAACGCGCCCAGTTGGTCTTCTGCGTCTACAGTCGTGTTTCCGGACAGATGCATCCCGAACGTGCCAATGGGCTCTACGTAGTCCCGGAGCGTCTCTTCGTCGAATATGGCGCGCTTAACCCCCATGACATCAAAAGCCCCCTCACAGACGACGACGGTTTGCTTACCAACTGCGTTATGTCCGTTGTAGAGAAACCTCCCGGATGCCGGCAGCTGCATTGGAAAGAGATATCGGCGTTCTGCTGCGCCGGTGACGTCACGCCCCTGGAATGTCTTCATCACCCCATTCAGATCGTAAATCGGTATCAGGATGCGCATATCGAATGCCTGCCCTTTAACCTGGTCTGTATATGGGTCGACATAAGCATGTTTTCCCTCGACGCAGTAACGCAGGTCAAAGTATTTGGCCAGCTCCGGGGTAATGTTCCTCTCAACAAGATAGTCCGGCAGCCGACCGTCAATTGGCAGTTCATAATGCCGCGGTAAAGCTACCGGGCCTTCAAGTTCCACAGCACTGGCCAGCACAACCTCTTCTTTTTTTGGCGCCCAACCTTGAGACAGGAGTGCGTTATGTACGTATTCCTCGAAGGCACGACGAGACTTACCGCTGTAGTGTTTGAGGAAAACCAGCTTGTTAAATTGAATTTCTTCTGGGTGATCACCGGCGAAGCATTTTCCGACGTTGTTGGTCAGGTTGAAATAGACCTTCCAGTTAGTGCTTCCACATACCGGACATTCTTTGATATTCACTTCGCGGCCGCGGGCGCTTACACCGCCGCGACGATAGATGATGCCTTCCATATCCAGCCATTGTTCGAAATCCAGCTCGGACAGTAACTCTTTGAGGTCACTCATTGTCATTTACCGCAATTTTTAAAAGGCAATATCTTGATAATCCTCTGTTTTTGAATACCATAGAGGCTCATGTGTTTTTCCTTTTGTGATTAACCAAAAGGTAATTTTTAAGGGCGTGGGGCTGTTATCCGTCTTTGCCCCACGCCTATTTTTTTAAAGAACTTCCATGATCCGCTCGATGAAGCGCATCTGTTCGAGGTTCTGCTTAACGCGAATACTCACCCCGCCCTTCTGGTTACGGGAACCAGCAAAATAGAGTCGTGCTTCGCCTTTGGCTTCTTCCTCCTCAGTCTTGTTGATAGTGATGACTAAGTCGGCGATACGGACTTTTTCGATATTGTCCGCGGCGTGCATCATGGTGGCCACTTCGGATGAGCCACCTTCACGGTTGGTCTGGGATGCCGTGATTCCTGCAACGTTGTGCTTATCGTAGAGAGCACGCAGATCGGTGTAGATAGAACGGATGTTCGCCCGGTCGTCACGGAGGTCGTAACTGGCACGCATCAAGTCCGCATAGTCGACCACCACCATATCCGGGATCATGCCATTCGCTTTCATGCTATTGAGCATACGATCCAAATCTGCAGGCGACATGCTTCCTGACGGGCGCTCAACCACCCAGAGATTCCCCACCCCTTTCGTCGCGCCAATCTCTGCGAGTTTCCGGTGAACGTCGTCACGCTGCTCTACCAGCTTTGACATCTCCGTTTCAGACAGCCGCGCATCGAAGCGATCGGAGAGAATCGAGGTATGTACTTCGAGAGAAAGATACAAAACGTTGTAGCCGGCCAGCGTTGCGTTAATGGAGAACTCCCCCATCGCTGTCGATTTACCTGATTTCGCAAAACCCATGAAGAGCACCATCTCACGTTTCGCCCACCCTTTTTGATAGAGCATACGATCCAGCAGCGGCAGGCCAGTGGTGATGCTGTTCGGCACGTAATCATCTGAGGCCTCATATTCACGAGCCTTGTAACGTTCCGCTGCAGAGGCGAAATAGTCATAAATGCCCGTCGCTTCGTTAGAACCGATCTGCTGCACTTTGGCCATGATGGCCATCGCTCCCTGGAAGTCGCCCTTCTCCTTCATCTCGGCCGCTTTAATCAACGCATCGTCGAACGCTACACTTTTAGCGAACGTCGCGACCTGGTCGACCATGTAAGCCGTATCAGAGAGTTTTTCCGAGAGCACTCTCTTAAACGCCGCCACAACGTCCGGGAACATCTCTTCTCTGATCGTCTTATCGCGTTTAGCACGCTTCAACATATCGAGGATGGCCGCCGATGACGGCGCGCTCTTATACATTCTGAAATAGCCCGATACCATGTTCACCAAAATGGCGTTCGCCGCATTGGAGAATTGGTTGGGGGCAACCAGATCGCCGGCACGAGTCAGAAACTCATGATCGCGGCAAAAATACGCCGCCAGACGATTCTGGAAGTCGTCGTCGAACTCTTCTGACAACCCTCGTCCCGTGTGGCAAAGTTCGGTCATGTGTTTATTATCCTTTGGTGCTTAAACAAATTGTTTTCTAATCCTAAAAATATGGAGCAGGCGATCAACACAGTCGCCGTGCTTCTTCCAGTTCTTCGGGGTAATGGGCATAGATAACGCGCTCAGGCACCAGCCCCATCAACCAGACAGCAGAGAAGATGGTGCGGATACGCTTATCACGGGTGATGTGCTTCAAACGCTCCAGAACCCATTCAAAGTAACGCTCCTGAATTGGGTCATGCTGCATGTCTCCTAAGTGCTTAAAACTCACTACAGAGTCATCCAGACGCGTTCCCGCACGATTGGCGAGTTTGCTTTCGAAGATCTCAATCAGTTCTGGCTGCCAAAGATGCTGAGGACGAGGTAATTTATCCCAGAGGCGGCGCGCAGCTGCAGAAAGAACAGTTGATATAAAATAGTCATAAGAACAGCAATACCGATCTGCAAACTGGCGAGCTTTCCAGAGAGATGTTTTGTTCACCGCCGAAAGCTCTTGGTAAGGCAGACGTTTCAGACCAGTACTGAATGGGGCCGTCTCGAAATGCTCGCGGCCATGAGACAGCATGATCTGTGAGTATGCGCGCTTATAGGCTTCGGTGAACAGGCAGGTTGCCATCAGCGGGTGCATGTCGCGATAGTCAAACCACTTTGTATCAAAGAGCTCAGCCTCTCCCTGGCATCGTGAAAGACCGATGTTTTCCGCAACCCACTTGTCCATGGCGACCGTGTCCCACCCTGTCATGAAGTCGTACTGGCCGTTGTTTATGGTGTCAAAAAAGATCTGGCTCATGCTCCCACCGATAGGTAACTACTTACTTACTATTTGGCAGATCATAGCGACTGGAAAGCAGTTTGGAAAGAGGAATCAGAAGGGTGTGTTCTGGAGTGTTCTTGTATCAAAGACCTGCTTCTGTAGAAATATAATAGATAAGTTAGTATTTATATACAGAAGCAGGTTTATCGTTTTTGCATTCATTTCTGAATGACATTTTTTGCTACTTCTTCCAGACCTCGTTTCCCCAGTTTATTAATCTCATTTTGAATAATTTCAGTTATCATCATTGTTTTCTGCGGTTCTGACAAATCGGTTCGCTTTGTTATAGCATTTATTAAATTGCTAATTTCCTCATCCATAGCAGTTCCATTATAAACATCAATAATAGTATTTGTATGAAATATTAAAATCCCCAGAATAAAACAACCAATATAATGAACGTTATCAACTTCAAACAGATGTGCTTTGAAATATTCTTTTAAAGTATAGAGGCATGTATATAAAATATAACCTAAAAAGATTCCAAACACTGTACGCATCGGATGTTTTAGCAAAAGAATATCTAAACATTGGCCTAAACGTTTAGAGATGACATCAAAATTAAGCATTTTGCCACCCCTTTACAGTATCATCTGCGCTTACATTTTTTTCTTTCTCTGGGTTGAGAACTTTTCTTCTACCATCTCCGCTATCATTAGAATCAAATTTATCTGTATTTTCTCTTATAAATTTTACCAATTGAATTGCCTCTGGTGCATTTCTTCCAAAATAACCTTTGGCAACACGATAGGTTATGACTCTATCTTTCATCTCAATAAGTACTAATGGTATTAAACCAATAAGAACAGACCAAATTGGAATTCCAAAGAAAAATACCGTTAATGCACTAGCAATGACAATGACAACAGACAATGTTTTTGCTTTCAATAACTTACTTTTTTCATTTAATAAAAACAAATTCACTACAGTTTCATTTTTATTTTTCTTTTCAGCTTC